GAAGTTCATCAACTAATTCAGTTAATCTTTCCATGTTTGTATCAAATGATACTTTTTCATCTTCAGAAAAATCTCTATTTTCTTCAGATACTAAATTTTCAAGAGCATCAAGGGCAACTTTTACCTCACCTATTTCTTCTCTTATCGTTTTACTATTTCTCATTTTCTAAATTTTAATACTACAAAAATCAATTATTTGATTATAGGTACTTTGTAACAATTTTAACTTTGTTATAATTTCGCAAAGCTGATTTTGTTTCAAGTCCCATTTCAACAATTTCTTCTTCTTCAACCTCAAGTGATTTTTTAAGTTCATCAACTTGGTCAGCACTTCGTTTGAATGCATCACGATTTGAACCAGCACTCACAATTGACCATTCGACCAATTCTTGTCGTGTAAAATAAATTGTATTTCTGTCCTCATCATCTTCTTTGCCATAACGATATTCATGCGGTATTGCACCAACACTCGCCATCTTTAAAATACCATCTTGCATCTTGTTAAATACTTTGTCAGCCAAAGGATTGTTTCCTTCACGTTCAAATGTTACTTCACCAATCAATGCTTCACCATCTCTAAACACTCGTGATGTTCCGATGATTGTGTCAGGATTAGAACCACTCACTTCGTGATTATACCCAACAATAGGATTGCGGTCATACGTTGACAAATCCCATCCATCAAGTTTGAATGATGTTCCATGTCTGTCAATTGACTCGGTTGAAATTATAAATTGTGCAGTTCGTTCTACTTCGTTAATATTTCGAACCTCTGCAAGTCTTTCTATTTTATTCATTACTTTTCTATTTTGTTCAATTTCTTTTAATTTACTTTCTGACCATCTTAACCCAGCTTTGCCACCCCACAACAAAAATGATATTGTTCCACACGCTTCAGTGTTGTCAGGATCATAATACACTTCAGCACGTGACAAATATGAAAACATGCGTTTTAAGGTATCTTCTGAAATCGGTCTTTTTTCTGCAAGATCACGACCACGATTTTTGCCCACCAAAGTTGCACATTTGTTTCCAACCTTTTCATTTAACTCAATGCCACGTTTGGCATTGTTTGAAACCGCTTCAGGATAATCACTATAACTCGCCATCTTCCTTTTTATAATAATTGTCCATGTCCTGAATAGGTATTCTATTTATTTGGACATATCGTTCATCACCGCCTTCAATTGGATTTCTATCCTCCAACTCAAGTACATCATTAATGCTATAAGCACCAATATCTGTCATCAGTCGATAATACTCACCTTTTGTTTTGACATCAGTTCGAAGTAAACGATCAACATTGTGCTTAAAATAATGGTCAAGTTTTTCAGTATCTTTTAATAATTTTCTTCGATATTCTTGCTCAATCTTTTCAATCCATGTACCAATTGAATAAGTCACAAATTCAATGGACTGATGTTCAATGTTTGAAAACGTTGAATTTTCCATCTCATTAATCATGTGTGATGGTATTCCAAGAATTGTTGCAATCTCATTCTTTTGGAATTTTCTTGTTTCTATAAATTGAGCATCTTCAGGCGGCAAACCAATACGATGATATTTTGAACCAGCATCCAAGATTGCAGTCCCACGTGTTCCATTTGGTCCATAGTTTGCAGTCCATTGTTGACTGATTGCATCTTTTGTTTCAGGTTTTAACACACCAGCATATTCAATGAATCCATCAATCCTTGCAGATTTGTTATAAAAGTCAGCACCATAATCTTGGGCTGCAATAGATAAACCAAGATTTTGCTTGTGTGCTTGTATTGCCGAAAGTCCAACAACTGGATCAACTCCAAACCCACGAAGATTAATCATGTCAGCATCTTTGACAAGCAATGATTCAGTTTCATTGTATGCTTCCTTGACCTGAACCTTCCAATAAATCTCATCATCATATTTTATTGGTTCGCATTGTTCACGTGTTACATTGACCAATGATGTTGGTGTTCCAAACTGATCACGTTCAATAATAGCTAAACCATTACCATGATTGATTGCGGATGTGATTAATATTTGTGTGAAGTCAAAAGAAATTGATTCATAATTTGCTTCAGCATTCAACAAGTATTCTGTTGGATGTGCAACTATTTCACGCCTTCCGTTTTGTTTGCGAAAAACCTCAACTGGCAACATTGCCACTGATTCTGTAATTCTTCTTACTCCAGCCCAATATGCAGACAATCCCATTGCAGATTGTTCAGTGACTGGTGTTCTTCCAACCATTCCACCAAAGTTTGCATTTAAGAAACCTTTTTTTGCGGATAGAACTGGATTGATTCTTTTGATTTCAAACCCAAATAAATTCACTATTGCAAAAATGAAACATTACTTTTTTAAAAATATGTAAAATATTTAACTAAAAAAACCCTTACATTTCTGCAAGGGTTTGTTTGTTTTAGGTTTTGAGTTTATTAAATATATGCGTTTTCTAATCTTTCAACTCTTTGTGAATCATCTTCACCATTAATTGTGTAGTCACCAATAACACTTTGTATAAGTTCTAAATGTAAATCTGATTTACCATCTAATTCTAAATCCCAATTTTTTAATTCTTTATAAACTTCATATTTATATGATGGTTTTAAATCTCTCATATAATGTTTATATTCATTATTCCAAAAATCAAACATAAAAACTTTTATAGTTTCTTCTAATGATAATTTAAATTCATCTTGATAATTTAATAAGTCATTAAAAACATCTTTTGTGATCTCATTATTATAATTAAAGAAACTTAATAATGAATCTAATTTTTGAAGTTGTGTTGTATTTGTCATATCTCTTATTGTTTATTGTATAACAAATATATACATAATAATTAGAATAACAAAAAAAATTATTTTTTCTTAAAATTAATTGATTGCAATGCTTTAAATGATTGATAATTTCGATGTGGTTTATAATCAGGTAAATAAATATTGATTTCTTTGACACATTGATCATATGCCATTTTGCGAATCTTAACTTTTTTCAAATGCTTATGAAATAAATCATCAATTCCTTTTGTCACCGCATCAATTATTTCTTCAGGAACTTCAATCTCACGATTGTTTTTATTTGATAAAATAACACGATAAGAATCAAAGTCTTTGTAATGATAAAAATGTGGTGCATATTCACGGACCAAATCAAGTGCAGCATCATATGCATCTTCACTTGTGTGATGTCTTAACATCTCAAGAAACAAGAAATCAAAGTTCCTTTTATTGTTTAATACATCATATATTTTTTTTGGTATTTTCATATAATATATAAATTGCCATCCTCTAAATAAGATTTGTTTAAATCAGGTTTGTCCAGCCACAAACCAAATGCCATGATGTTTGAAATCAATCCATCAATCTTTTTGTTTGGTGAACGTGTATCTTTTTCAAGTTTAATATTCCCAGCGGGATCAGACTTGACCGATGCGTTTCCAACCATCCAACGCAACACCGGATTGTTGCAATGATTAAACTTTTTACTTTCAACCGCTGCCTGAAGTTCTTTAGTTGGTGCATTCATAGATTTGAATCCTTGTCTAAACTCAATCAGGTCAAACCCTTCTTCATACAACTTTGGTGCAATATGGTGTGAATTCCAATTGTCATAAGCAATGGATTGAATGTCATATAACTTATTAAGTTGACCAAGTTTGTATATTATAAAATCATAGTCAATTACATTCCCACTTGTTTCTTCAATAAATTCATCACGAACCCATTCACGATAGTTAATATTTTTTTTATCTGCTGATTGTGTTCCTTTGTCTTCAGGAAGCCAAAACCAATTTTTAGAATAATACTTTTCATCTATTTTCCAAACTAAACTAAATGCAGTGATGTCACTTCGTGATGACAAATCAAGTCCACCATAACAAGGATATTCACGCAAAATCTCATCATCAAAATCCCAATGTGATTTGGTCCATACCTCATCATTAATCCATCCATCTTTTGATTGTGTCCAAACATTTAAATAGTATCTTTTGAATGAATTCAAACTTGCTGCACTGACCATTGCTTTGTTTGCTTCCTTTTCATAGGCACGTTTGCCAATTGATATGTTATAATTTGGATTTGCTTTTTTCCAAGTACGTTCATCAAAAGGATCATCATCTTTGTCTGCACCATAAATGCAAACAAGTTGACTTTCATCTTCAATCAAACCTTTTGCAATGTCAATTGCTTGTTCATGTCTTTGATATCCAATACCATATAAATCAGAACCAGCAGTTGTGATAATAAATGACAAAGGTTGCTTCCTTGCACCTTGTGATTTCTCAACCATCTCAAGAACCTCATTGTTTTTATGAACGTGCAACTCATCAATAATGGCCAATTGTGGATTTATACCATCTTCACCACCAGCTTCTTTTGATAATATTTGATATGTTTTTAAACCACCAATGTGGTCAGGGGCAGTGATTGAGTTTCGGTAAATGTTGCACTTGGATTTTAATCTTGGTGATTTTTGTATCACTTGCTTTGTTGCATCAAATACCAAACCAGCTTGTTTTCTTCCCCAAGCAACACCAACAATTTCGGAACCGCCTTCACGTTCAATGTCAATAAATACACACGCAATGGATGCAGCCAAAAATGACTTACCTGATTTTTTTGGAATCTCAATGTATGCACTTGTGTATTTTCGAAGTCCAGTTGCTTTATGCTTCCAACCAAACAAAGGTTTTATAATGTCATCCTTTTGCCATTGCTCCAAAATAAATGGTTCACCAGCTTTGTCACCCTTTACGTGTTTAACATTTTCTTCAATATATCGAACCACAATATTTGCAGTCTTTTCATCAAAGTAATATTTATCTAAATCAATATTTTTAAAATTAGTTTTATATGCCATCCGAATAAATATCTTTATCTTCTTCAGGTTTTTGTTGTAGTTGGATTCTTGTTCTTGCACTTGGACTAAATCCAAACTCTTGTGACAATCTTAAAAAGTCCTTTCTTAATTTATTCAGTTCCATGTACAATGGATCAATTTTTTTTGCACCCTTATCATCAAGATAATACCTTCCTTTTGTATTTTCTTTTAACCATTCTAATTCACTATACACATAACAATATTCCTTAAATAAAGTCAGGTCAATGAATGATATGTATCCATACAACTTTTGTGACTGCATAAGTTGTTGTGTCCACATTTGTTTTGCAACATCATTCAAATCTTCAGGTGGTGACGGCACTTCGTTGTGTACCCATTGCAAAGCATTCGTGTCAGCAATTGGATCATCATGCCTTGATGGTTGATAATACCCTTTTTTTATTGTGATTGCTTTTGGTGGTGGTACTGGTCCTCTTTTACCCATATTATAATAAATTTCTCATGTGTGGTAAATTGTTTCTTATAATATATTGATCTCTAAAAATAGCAGCTTCAACCTTATTTTTAAAATTACCTAAATCGTGTCTTTTATTTTTAAAATTAATTAAAACACGATAAGTGTTTGATTCTGTATTTTTATGAACTCCAATAAAACCACTGGTATTTTTTAAAGACCTTCTGTTTGTTGCATTTATATATGGTTCCACATAACGACAATTTGATGGTTCATAATTTCCATTATTGTTAATTCTATCTATTTGCAATCCTTTTTTATACCCATTATTTAAAGACCATTTTTCAAATTCATAAAAATCATTATTCCACAAATCACATATTTTAATTCCTCTACCACCATAATTTTTAAATGATGTACTTTTTTCGTTTGTGCATCTATATTTAATGCCATGCCAAACACCATACAAATCTCTATCGCTTATGTAAATGCCATCCTTTTTTGGAATTTTTTTATTTTTCCTACCACCTACATGATCAACGCACCATTTTCTTTTTTTAGTAGATTTAATTTGAACACCACAAATCAAGCAATCACTTAAAATAATAGTTTTTAAATTATGTTTACTTTTCCAATTTCTATAACATACATCTGATGTAAAACTCTTATGTTCCTTATTTAAAATATCAAATGCCTTTTTTACTGACCCAATTCTTTGAGCCATATCTTCAACTTTTTTATGAAATTTATTTTTATCCATTATTCCCAAACCCTAAACTAACTTATGTGTAAAAAAAGC